TAGATGAAAATAGTTTTACCGATAGTCAGGGAGATAGATGGTATACTGATGAATATGGAGATAGAAGTTATATGTGGGATTATTCATAATGGATTTGAATGATCAATTCAAACTAGGACATTTATTACTCAGTGAAAGGAAATGTAGAGTTTGTGGTCAAACAAAAAATTTGATTGATGGGTTTTATAGAACTAGAAAAGATCGTGGAGCAGTATCTTCATCATATTCTTATGAATGTAAAGAATGTACCAAAAAACGGATCATTAATGCTAGAAAAATAGACATGCCCTACGAGCCAGTAACAAGAATTAAAGATGTTTATCCCGATTGGTAGTTCACTTCATGTTTCCCCATTGTAAAAAGGCAAAACAATAAATATTTCTAGAATAAATTTGGATTGCGAGGGGACTTAAGATGCCACTAAATTTAGCATCTCCTGGAATTGTAGTAAGAGAAGTAGACCTAACAGTTGGTAGAGTAGATCCAACTTCTGACAAAATTGGAGCTATTGTAGCACCATTTGCTCAGGGTCCGGTAGAACTTCCTACTATAGTTCAAAACGAGAACGATCTTTTAAACGTATTTGGTAAGCCATACGCTGCAAATAAGCACTATGAGCACTGGTTAACTGCATCATCTTTCTTAGCATACGGCGGATCGCTAAGAGTTGTAAGAGCAGATAATGATTCCATGAAAAATGGAATGGTTGGTACTGCTACTAGTGTAAAAATCAAGAGCAGAGAGCACTATGAGCAACTTGGATATGATGAGAATACAATTACTAATGTAACTGTTGCTGCCAAAGATCCTGGATCTTGGGGCAATGGATTAAGAGTTGGTATTATTGATGCAAAGGCAGATCAAATTTTAACTCTTGATAGTACTACTTCACTGTCAATTGGTATTGGAGTTACTCAATCTGTAGATGGAAAATCTGTTCCTACGGATGATGGACAAACAAAAAATCTTGATGGATATTTAAAAGGTATTGTAACCGAACTCGATGAAACCAACAAAAAAATTGGTGTTAAAGTATTGACTCATGTTTCTGCCGCAGGAACAGAAACATCAGTTGACTATGTTGAAGGAGGATCTTACAAGTTTGATGATGCAAGTATTGATTTTCCAAATGCTGGTGGTGGAACAACATCAATAACTGCAACTAGAGGGTCTCTTGATAGTACAGCAGCTGAACATTCTGTCGGCGCTGCTATGACTGCTTATTCTTTGGAGAGTTCTTTAACTCTTGATATGACTGGAGGAACTTCTTTAGCAGTTGACGGTACTGTAATTGGAATTGCAACATCTGGAATTGAAGTAGGTTCTAGTAGATATTTACAAATAGGGAATGAGATTATTTCTCTTAATAATGCTACAATCGGAGTAGGACAAGTTACTCTTAGTGGTGCAGGAAGTAGAGGTGTAGAAGGAACTTCAGAATCTGTACACGCTGATGGTTCTGCAGTTAAGTATCTTGAGCAATTTGAGGGGGTAGCAACAGTCCAATCTGTAAGCGGACATTCATCTGTTCTTAGTACAGAAACTGTCATTGGTATTACAACCACAAGAACTGGATTAAGTACAATATTTAATGCAGGTGGATTTGTTAGTATTGGTTCTGAGTATGTATCAGTAAGTTCTCTTGCTATTGGAGGATCTACAGTTACAAGAACTGCGAGTGGTGGAGTTGATTGGTTTAATCAACAAACTTTAACAGTTGATACAGTATCAACGGGTGCAGGATCTGTTGACAAGACTGTAAGTTGGAATCAAATTGCCGATAGACCATCAACAACCACATATGGTGATGCCAGAGGTGCAAGATTTGATGAAGTTCATGTTGTTGTCGTTGATGGTGATGGTAAAATCAGTGGAAATGCTGGAACAATTCTTGAGAAGCACATAGGTCTTTCCAAAGCAAAGGATGCAGAATTCTCTGCCGGATCTCCTTCTTATTGGAGAAAGTATCTGAAGGATAATTCTTCTTATATTTTCGGTGGGTCAGAACCAATTGGTGTTGTTACAACTGGATTTACTTCAGGAGTAGGTTTTGTTAAAGTAACAGATGGTGATTGGGATCAAAATGCTTCTGGTATTACATTCGATGGAATTGGTGCTTTAAATTCCAAACTTTCCAAAGGTCTTGATTACGGTGGTGTTATTGGAATAGGAACTACTGGTCTTGAGGCAAGTATTTCCAATCTTTCATTCGGTTATGGATTACTTGAGAATGGTGATACTTATGCTGTTGATTTCTTATTGATGGGTTCTGCCGGGTATACTAAAGAAAATGCTCAGGCACTTGCACAAAAAGTAATAGCAGTTGCAAATGTAAGAAAAGATGCCGTTGCATTTATTTCACCATACAGAGGAGCAGCAATTACTGATAATTCTACTGATACTGCAGTTCAGATTAAATCTGATGCTGACATTACAACTGATGTTTTGAGTTTCTATGCTCCACTGACCTCTACATCTTATGCCGTATTTGATAGTGGATACAAATACATGTATGATAGATTTAATGATACCTTCCGTTATGTTCCACTGAATGGAGACATTGCCGGAACTTGTGCTCGTACAGATGCCAATGCTTTCCCATGGTTCTCTCCAGCAGGAACAGAAAGAGGAGCAATTCTCAATGCTGTTAAGTTGGCATACAATCCTTCTAAGGCACAAAGAGATCGTCTGTATTCGGCAAGAGTTAATCCAGTAATCTTCTCACCTGGTGCTGGTATTATTCTGTTCGGTGATAAGACTGGTCTTGCTAAGGCATCGGCATTTGATCGTATCAATGTTCGTCGTCTCTTCATCTATCTCGAAGATGCAATTCAAACAGCAGCAAGAGATCAACTCTTTGAGTTTAATGATGAAATCACTAGAACCAACTTTGTAAATATTGTCGAACCTTTCCTTCGTGATGTTCAGGCAAAGAGAGGTATTCAAGATTATGTTGTTATTTGTGATGAGACAAATAACACTGCCGCAATTATAGATAATAATGAGTTTGTGGCAGACATTTACATCAAACCAGCAAGATCAATTAACTTCATTGGTCTTACTTTCGTTGCCACCAGAACTGGTGTTTCATTTGAAGAAGTAATCGGTAACGTTTAATTAAAGAGGTTTAACAACTATGCCATCACGTAATCAACAAAACACCACTCCATTACGTACAATTAAAGATTTTAAGAGTAAGTTAATCGGAGGTGGCGCAAGACCAAATCTATTTGAGGTAGAATTGGCATTCCCCGATGGGGAAGGAAGTCCAGTTGCTGTTAATGAAGTCGTAGAAAACGCAAGATTTTTAGTCAAGGCAGCAGCACTTCCATCATCAACAATTGCTCCTATTGAAATTCCTTTTAGAGGAAGAATTTTGAAGATTGCCGGAGACAGAACATTTGAAACTTGGACTATTACGATTCTTAATGACAGCACATTTACTATTCGTTCTGCCATGGAAAAGTGGATGAATTATATCAATAAACTTGACAACGGAACTGGTGTAACAGATCCATCTCTTTACCAAAAAGATGCTGTCGTCAAGCAACTTGATCGTGATGGAAAAGTTCTCAGAAAATATAAGTTCTGGGATATTTTCCCAACCAATATTTCAACAATTGATTTAAGTTATGATACCACTGACACTATTGAAGAATTTACTGTAGAGATGCAAGTTCATTATTGGGAAGCATTTAAAGGTAATGCCGAATTAGCAGGTGGTGAAGATATTCGATAAATAGATCATAACAGTTTAAGTAAAAAATTATAATGGCAAGACTTTTTGGTTTTTCAATTGATAATAAAGATAAAGAATCTCCTTCCATAGTATCCCCCGTTCCTCAAAATAATGAGGACGGGGTTGATCATTATATTAGTAGTGGATTTTATGGTCAATACGTTGATATTGAGGGTGTATATAGAACAGAATCTGACTTAATAAAAAGATATCGTGAAATGTCACTTCATCCAGAATGTGACGGTGCTATTGAGGATGTTGTTAACGAAGCTATTGTTAGTGATCTGTATGATTCTCCTATTGAGATAGAACTCTCTAATTTAAATGCAAGTGATAAATTAAAGACAGCAATTAGAAGAGAATTTAAATATATTAAAGAAATTTTAGATTTTGATAAAAAGTCTCATGAAATTTTTAGAAACTGGTATGTTGATGGAAGATTATATTATTTAAAAGTTATTGATGTAAAAAAACCTCAGGAAGGAATTAAAGATTTAAGATACATTGATCCATTAAAAATTAAATATATTCGTCAGGAAAAAAAGAAATCTAATACTCTTGCTAATAATCCAAGATCCGAAGAATTAAAATTAACTTCACCAGAAATAGAAGAATATTTTACATACAATCCGACTCCGACACCAGCATCTAATACTTTCCAATCTGGTGGAACTCAAAAGTCAGTCGTGAAAATATCTAAAGATTCCATAACTTATTGTACTTCTGGTCTCATAGATAGAAATAAGGGAACCGTCCTTTCGTATTTACATAAAGCAATTAAATCTCTTAATCAATTGAGAATGATTGAAGATTCTCTTGTCATTTATCGATTATCGAGAGCACCAGAACGTAGAATTTTCTATATTGATGTTGGTAATCTTCCAAAAGTAAAGGCAGAGCAATATCTTCGTGAAGTCATGAATCGTTATCGTAATAAGTTAAGTTACAATGCACAAACTGGTGAAGTTCGTGATGATAAAAAATTTATGAGTATGATGGAAGACTTTTGGCTTCCTAGAAGAGAAGGTGGTAGAGGAACTGAAATCACGACTCTTCCTGGTGGACAAAACTTAGGAGAACTTTCTGATATTGAATATTTTCAAAAGAAACTTTAT